TCGACCACAACTCCTTGTAGGGGTTGTGGTCGAGGTTGCCCGGGCCGAAGCTGTGCCGGCAGTTCCACCCACACAAACCCTCACCGGTACCGTAGCCGGTGCACTTCACGAAGTCCGGAAGTCCCGGGGTCTTGCCCTCACGGCTATACAGCTTACCTTGCCACCAAAAGTGGTTGCTGGGGTTCTCGCCGTTATCGCCGTATCGGGCTCCCAGATGGGCAGAAACAAGAATAATATCCCACCCTCTCTCCACCATGCCCTGTATGGAAAGATTGCCGGACGCTTGCGCTGTGCCGGTTCTAACGCACCTTAATACCGCTGTCTCTATGGTATCTGTGTGTCCGGTGGGATAGCGCACCTTTGCCTGCGTGTCGATCAGCTCGTCCACAGCTTCCTTTACCGCTTCGGTGTAGGATTGAGCGCCGGTGATCACCTTGAGATGTGCTTTATCGCACACGTTCATAAAGTGCTGTTCGCTATGGGTAGCCGTGGTCCGGGTGAAATTATGTATCTCACCATTGGTACGCTGATACGTGTCCGTGAGGATCTTCATCAGCGGCTCCGACTTGAGCAGCGGCGTGGATTCAAAACCCTGTGCCACATAGAATGCATCGTCAGCGTTCCACGCCCGGAGACCGGCATCTTCGAAGATTGCCATAACCTCGGCGTCGGTTTTCTTTGTCCACGCCTTGATCTGCCTTGTCAGTTCCTCGTAGTGACCGCCAGCCTCTTTGTAGAGTTCCAGTTGCCACTTATCGGAAGCACCAAAGGACCAATCCTCATTCCGTGCCAAGCGTGCCATAAGCCGCTTGATAAGATCGGTGGTAATCCAAATGTTCAGCTCGTCCAGTAGCGGATAGAGGGTATCGACGATCTCAAGCAGTTCTTGTGGAGTGAGCATATCGCACCTCCTTACTCAACGCCGAACAATCCCTTTTCCATATTGGCCTGTTCCGCTTCCTGTGTGAGTTTCTTTGCCTCTTCCTCGGTCATTCCCTCGAACTTCACGAAGTAGAGCCACTTCGGAATCCAGCCTTGGGCTGCGTAGCTTTTCCACGATGCCTTGTCCTCTTCGTAGGAATAGGTGATGTCACCGAAGTTGTAGTTGATCTCATACTCACCGAGGGGAGCCAGAGCGTACAGAGTAGCCATAGCAGCTACGCCATAGAAAGCCTGCTCAAGAGCATCTTTCAAGGCGTCTCTATCGGTCTTGATGGTCTGGATCGTGTCACGGTCATCGGCTTCGACCTGTGTAGCGGTAATCATACCGGTCTGGCCGTCGAGGACGAACACGCCCTCGGAGAAGCCACACTTGACGCCTGCCATAGACAGGTTGAAGTTAATGTCCTTGATGCGCTGGTCGGTCAGCAGCGTAGGCACGTGCTCGTGGATAGCAGAAATGTCGCCGTCGTTGATGCCCAAGCCGAGACCCTTAACGAACCGGGGCAGCTGAATGCCCTTGTTGGTGGCGTTCTGGATAACGGTCTGTCCAACAAAGGTGATATGCTTGCTGTCATCGACCTCGGCGTTCTTACGGCTCACGCCTACGTCGATTGCCTCAAGTTCCGTAAGGGCGTTCGCAAATACAGACTGACCCAAGGGGCTTGTGGAGTCCACGATATTCACACCGGGAACACGGTAGAATGCGAACAGGGGCTTTTCGAGGTTGAGGATCGTAACCTCGTCCTGCATATGCGCCCACGCATCCACACTCTGCAGCGCCACAGGTCTGCCCAGGGAATACTTACCGGAGCCGTTCAGCTCATTCTTGAACGCCTTGTTGGTGACGATGTACTTGTCACCCTCGAACCGGTGATATTCGAGCCTGGTATAATGACCGTTGCCCTGTGTAGTGTGGTTGGCGAAGATGGCACCCACAATCTCGCCGTTATCATCCTTGGCGGTCACGCCGAAGTTTCCGGGCATCACGTAGTCCCACGTTTCGCCGTTCCACTTGATGACCATACCGCCGAGCCGTTCAGCTTCGGCAAACTTATCGGGCAAACGCTTCAACAGATCGTCAGCGATAGTCTGCATATACTCGGCTCTGGGAGAACCGGAGATAGCAATGCCGATGTCGAGCATAGCCAGCTTTGCCCGGGTGTCTGCGATATGCTTCGCCATATTGATGGTCTTTATGTCATCGCCATTATTCAACCACGGGGGTCTACCTGTGGAAATATCATCCCACAGTTTGATGGCGCTGTTCATCTCACTGGAAGTGATAAGATTAACGCCGAACACCTTGCCGATGTCAGAGCTGCTTGTTAAAAACATATTGCGAATCCTCCTCCATAGGCGACTAAAAATATTCATCTTATCACCGCCTTAAATAATGAATTTCAGTTCAGCACGTAACACAGTTCGGACGAAGTACCGCACTTGGTCCATACTGTGATCGTTCTCTTTGATGATGGCATCTTCGTCCTTTTCCTCGTCCCACGAATATGCCTCGAACTCGTTGAACGTATTACGGCAGTCCCGGTGGAAAAGGAGCTTGCCGGCATTAAGGAACTTGGTAACGTCCTGTATGCCGTTGAGTACGTCGTTGTCGGCTCGGACACAGTTCCATCTACCGTATTTCATAATCGTTTCGATCATTGACGAAGCAGATGGGTCGATAACGATGTACTCTATGGGATAGTCGCCTATGAGCTTCTCCAGCATCTTGTAGTAGGCCTCATTATCGACGCGGTTCATACTGCCGCCATCGTAATAGAGTTCCTTTATCATCGTTGCTGTCTGCTCTGCCGGGTTGTAGTCATACAGGCCAGCCGCAAAGGGATTGACGGTGCCGTAGTCGATTGCCACGTAATACCGGTGCCTACGGCTATAATCCGGCATACGGTGTACGATGTGTTTTGCCCGATCGAACATAGGATAGACCAAGCCTTCCGCACGTACCCACAGGCCTTGTATGTATCGGGCATAGAACACGCCTGTGTACATACTTTCGTACTCTGCCTTTTTCTTCTCCGATAGAGAGGGGTTGTCGTTCATTGTGAAATGGAGGTGGAGCATATTGCGACGCTCACACGGCTTTATCCATTCCTCATAGAACCAGTGCGTAGGTCCTTCGGGGTTGCAGTTAAACCACAGCTTCGAGCCCTCCACGGAGCATCGAGCCATAACCTGCTCAACGAATGATCGGGGCATTAGTGCCACCTCGTCCAGTAACACGCCTGCCAGGGTGATGCCCTGCACCAGCTGGTAGGACGATTCATCACGGCCACCGAACATATAGTATTTGTTGGTCACGTCACCGGCACGAATGAGAAGCATATTATCGCTGCGCCTGTCCGTGATCTCCACTATGCCGCCGAGCAGCTGTGGCAAAAGCATAATGACGTTACGCCGGAGGGAAGCGATTGTCTTACCGCAGATGGCGAAGTTCTGCCCATTGAAGTTACCCATACTCCACAGGACAAAGCCTACAGCCATACAGACCGTCTTGCCACTTCGGATAGATCCATCACAGATGATGCCGCCATAGTCTTTGAAGCGTGGTCTATTCCACCACGTCATCGCTATGTTCTGGCGTTTGCTCAAGTTCTGGTATATCATCGGTGTCTATATCCTCCATTGTGGCAGATAACAGGGCCTGCAGCAGATTGTTTTCCGGTGCAGCCTTGCCATCGTCGCCACGAGCCATGCGCAGCTTGTTCAGCGATTCGATGCACTTCTGTTTCTGTGCCTGGCACCGGGTCAAGGCTTCCTCAAGCCGTTGGATAATGTCATAGGTTGCTTCTGTGGTAGTGGTGAGGCGGTAAGATCGTCCAGGAAGTCTCTCGCCGGCGATGATCTTGGCAGTTATCCGATCTTCGTACATCTGCTTTTCTTCATCGTTGGCGAACTCTCTCTTTTCCTCCGACCGGACGATATTAGCAACGGCCTGTCCGCCCTTTGCCGCCTTATGCTTGGCGATAGAAGCCATAATACGGCGTTCCCGGACAGACAGTAGGCTTATCTCGTCAAGGAGTAACTGTTCTCCATCGAAGTCCAGTTCCTCAAGCATTTGCTTCTCTTCCTCGTCCAGCGTGTCCCAAAATATCCGGGAATACCCACCGTGCTTCAAGGCGTTTGTATTACCAACAGGAGCGCCATAACCCACAGCATTTGTATTGCCCGGAGGTGCACCCGCTTTCCGGGGTGCAGGTGCAGAGGACGCACCCGGTTGCGCCTGTGGGTTCTTGCTCTTATGCCTGCTGATCCAAGACTTAACCGTGTTGATGCTGACATCGTATTTCTCTGCCAGTTCTTTCGGCTTGAGCCCTTTTTTGTAGTCACTGATTACCCGCTTTCGGGTTTTCTCCATTTCGGTATTGGGAGCCTTTGTGTTACTCACACCACCACCTCGTTAAGATCGATTGTTTGTTCCGCTGAAAAAGAGCGACAGCAGCGTGTTTGATGCCTGTAGCAGTACACACGCCGCTGCGCTATTTCCCATATCTGTCTCTTTTCATCGTGCTTTCCCAGCCCTCATAGCGGTCCCGGGTTACCACGTCCTCAGAACACGGTTTCTTACACCGCTTCTTATTCTTCATACACATACAGACGGTCTGCCCCTTGACGATGTCAACATAGACCTTGATCCTTTCTTTATCCTTCACGGGGAGACCTCCTTTATGGTTATTCAGAAGTGAACACAGCGTCGCCTTCCTTGATGAACATGACGTGGCCGCACTTTTCACATACGACCTTGAAATACTTGGGTGGCTTCACAGCTACTTGGGAAGCAGAGGCTTTCGCCTTTTCCAGTTGGGCAGGGGTAACGATCGCAGCGTCCTTTGCTTCCTCCTTGGCTGCGCTCTCAAGATATGCCGCATACCGAGCTCTCTTTTCTTCTTCGGTCTCCGCTGCAGGCGCTTCGTCATCCTCATACACATTCGGAATGTCGAAGTCCTCAAACGGTACCGGCAGGCCGAGGGATTCAAAATCGAAATCGAAGTCGAGGTTAATCATATCAACCTCGTGCATCAGATCCTCACTGACCCACTCGGAGAACTCGGAGATCTTATTGTCTGCCAGACGATCCAGTTTGATGGTTTCTTCGTCGGCATCGGTCACCACGCAGGGTACTTCGGTCATACCGAGCTTAATTGCAGCGGCATAACGGGCGTGACCCTTTACGATGACGTTCTTCTTATCAATAACGATGGGGACATTGAAACCCACCTTGGGAATGATGTCCACCAACAGCTGAACGGTCTTGTCGTTCTTCCGAGGGTTGCGCACATAGGGCTTTACCTCGGAGATCTGCTTCATAACGATATTCTTAACAACTTCCATCGCCGGTCTCCTTTCGATACTTGTGCAGCTGCCGTGCCTGGTTCTCGGTGATGGCAGCACGGGTGTACGAATTATTCTCGTACAGCTTGGCATAGCCTGTGATGTGCTTGAGCCTTACCAGCTCTTCCGGTTCCAAGCCCAGTTCGTTGCAGACCTCAAGATCTGTCGCACCGTTCAAGAGCATTTCCATAACGATGTTGGACATACCGTTAATAGAGTGCTTTCCTCTGGCTCGGTTGTGGCGTACAGTAGAGGCCATAAGGTCGTTCATGGTCTTACTGTGAAGCACGACACAGGGCAGCTTGCCCTCGCACGATGCGTAGATGTCCTTGTACCTGCGCATAATGCTGTATCGGTGGAAGCCGTCGACGATCACGTATCTATCCTTGGATTTATCGTAGATCGTAACTACCGGCTGGGTGTATCCGTCTGACTTGACGGACTTATATAAGAGCTTCATCTCTTGAGTTGCCACGCTGTTCGGGTTGTAGTCGTTGGCGTGTACTTTCTCAATGGGAATCCACTCGACTTTGTAAATAGGTTGGTCCTTAATCATACCTTGCCTCCCATATATTCTTCAAACTGTTGCCGATCTCGCTCACGGTACACGTGCTTCTTATCACGGATGCGGAAGCGGGAGCGGGCGTTCGCGTTGTTGGTGCCGTCGATGTCGTTGAGAATGATCTCCTTGACGTGTACCCGATACCATTCGTCACCGGTCTGTTTCTTCCAGCGGTTTCGGAACAGGTCGTGGTACTCCGGCTTGATGATGTTCACGAGAAGATAATCCCGGTACTCAAGCCACGACGCAAACGCAAATGGGAGTTGGCGCGGAATGATGTCGCCGCTGTCGAAAGAGTGGGCAAAGGTACCCACGCCGCAGACACGGCGAATGAATTTGTTGTAGGTTGCCGGCTCAAATTCCTGCAGCATTTCAATGGAGTGCCATGCGGTTTCGTGTGTCAATGCACTTACTCGCATTGCCTCCTTTTTCAGCCCCCCATTGGTACTGGAGATCGTACACCCTGTTATAGCTCCAATGGTTGGAACCGATAGCTGTCCAGATGTCGTCGTTGGTGAAATCGTAGATCGGCCAAAACACCTGGCACTTTCCGGTTTTCTTCTTGCACCACGTGATACCTTTGTACTTCGCTTGATGCTGGGTGATCGCCACCCTCCGGTTGGGGCTTTCGGAAATTCGCATTCCAACCAGTACAGCGCAGTTATTGGATTCGGTGCAGTGATCCGGCAGTTCATTCACCAATTCGTGAAATCTGTTCGCCTTGCAGGGGTTTTCCTTGATGGACGTCTCGTGCTGTTCGTGGATCCAGATAGCCTTATCGTCCGGGTTCCAAACGTGGATGAAGTTCTTATCCGGGGACAGCGTATTGGTGAAATCGAACGGGATTTGGAACCAGTACGGATCTACCTCCGGCATAGCCATAATCTTCTCCATGTAATCGACGGTAGCTTGCCATTCGGCCTCTTGGTCAAGCCAGAACACCTTGAGGGGCAATCTGCCTTGCTCTTTTGCTACTGCCAACGCCATATGGAACAGTACGGTGCTATCCTTACCACCGGACATACTGACAATGACATCGTCGTGATTGTCGAAGATAAAGCGCAATCGCTCCATCGCTTCGTCAAACACATTGTTTTCCAGATAAATCATTGCCGGTCACCTCCGGCATCCAAGGAACAGGTCACACAGGGGTTGCTTTGGGATTTTTGCCTATGGGCATTTTGCATAGCTGTTACCTCCTTGATATATCGCCTATGGGCTTCAAGGAGCAGCAGGTAATAGAACCTCCTTCCGCAAAAATTAAAGCACCCATCGCTTTCTCAATGGCAGCGGTGGCAAACGCAGCCTCGAAAGAAATGGGTGCTTCGGTATGATTAAGATTGTACAGCCTACATTGTACCACGGACTATATTGCCCGGTCAATGAACTATTTTTGCCCTCACAATAACCGGATCGTTACCTCGGTTCGAGGGTGTTCTGGGTCATATAAGACCCGACTACCATCGTGGGAAACAACGATGCGGCTGTTATCATCGGCCAGCACGCCGTATTTTACAAGAATGTCGTCGATGGCTTCAAGGTGATTAGTGAGATCGGACACACGGCGGTCTTTCATATAGAACAGACACACCACCTCGCAGGGCTTGTCGATCTTCATCCCACGTCCTTTGACGAACCAACCGCATTGGGCTTCGTACTGCTCGTACTGTTCGCTTGGCAGCACCATACGGCGCTTACCGTGAACGACGATACGTTGGTGGTTCTTCTTGGTGATCGGCTGCAGAGGGATAGTCATTCGTAGAACTTCATTCTTCATCAAGGTAGTTCCTCCCGAAGATCCTGCGGAAGTCCTCGACGGTGGCGTTCTGCTCACGCATAAACTTCCTTTGCCCATATTCGTGGAGCTTCTGCATAGTCTCCTTACAGCCGTGTGCTGCCTGTTTCCCGGTACGATGGCAATCACCACACAGGAACACGGTCAGCTTGTATTTCGTGGAATGCTTGCGGTTAGAACCGCCGAAGATGTGGTGTTCCTCCAAGAACCTCCACCGGTGACAGAGGAAGCAGTGACCATCAGGCATTTTCAACCTCCGGGACGATGTCAAACAACCGCCTGCCGTTGTCCTGTAAGACTTGATACACACCCCGGGCAAAGGCTTCGATGATCTTCTCCCGGTTATCACCAAGATCAAGCTGGGCTTGATCCTCGATGCCGTGCATAATCTCGTGCCACATTGACAGGCACTTGTACTCGTGGCTGCACTCTTCCGCAACGGCGATCTCACAATCCATATGCCGGATCCGTCCAGCCAACATCTTAAGGCCATCATTCAGCCGAGGCTCCACGATAACCTTGAACTCAACACCGCCGATGCGAATACTGTTAGGTAACTTCATTTATTCCTCCTGTTCTGTATTGCGGTACGCAGCTTATACTTGACTATATACCAAAGCTGCTCAATCCAACTAACCTTTCGATAGCCCATAGAATACCCCCTTGAGTGCGTCCGTATTGGGAACTCCGCAATCTTGACCATCGAGGTTTGCAAAATAGCACTCTCCCTCCGGCAGCTCTTGATATTCACCGCCCGGGAACTTTGCGATTCCGGAAATGTCATGCGCAAACCCACCGCAAAGGGGACACCGGATAGCAAAAGGAACCGGCTTATGGTTCTCTCCAAATTCCTCAAGCCCTTTTTCAAGAAACATCCACCAAGTAAGGCCACATTTTTCGCAGCCGTACTTCATCGCACCGTGGACAAGGATGCCCGTTCCATTCTGCTCAATTTCTGCCATAGCACGGCGTTTTGCTTCCTCAAGATCCTTTTCAGCCTTTCGGTATATGCGTTCCTCGGACTCGATCTTGCTCTTGTTCCGCTCAAACGCCTTGCGGCGGTAATGCATATCTGCTTTGCTATTAGGGATACAGCGGTTAGTCATCCCGATCATTCTCGGCTTACCCATTGTTGGACACCTCCACCATTCCGAGCCGGTCTTGCAACCGCTGGATCTTCATAGCGATGTGATCGTCCACCATATCACCAAGTTCGTAAATGAGTTTCAGCTGCTCGATGGTAATGAGGACATCGGCGATCTCGTCTGCCAGTTCTTCCATAGAACCCTTTCCTCGGAAGATCTTGCAAATCTCCTTGGTCAGCTCACTCATTTCCTCAACGGCCATCATTACCTGGGCGTCGACGCCCCATTTCCGCAGAGCCACCTTATAGGTGGCCTTGCGTTCTGCGTATGTAACTTTTTCCATAGATCACTTCTTGCCTTTCTTGCCGAAGAAGATAAGCAGGCCGATCAAGATAACGATTTCAACGACGATCGTAGCACCGACACCGCACCAAAATTCCGGAATATACATTAGCTGTCACCTCCGTCAAACAAGGTCGTTCAAGCTGAAAACGATGCCGATGCAGAACAGTTCATCGTCCTCGTAAATCCGGAACGTTTCGTGGGGAATTGCCGTTTCAAAGGTCCACGTGGCATCGCTGGTATTGTGCCAAACAGCTTTGATCTCGGAAGCTGCTCTCTTGGCGGCAGCGAAATACTTGCACTCGTCGCAGTTGCAATCCGGTTCGTATAATACGCCATCCCGGTTGACGTGGAATGTGGTACCATCATAGGCGCCAACCTCATCGTCGATTGCACCGCAAAGCACTACCACATCGTCCGAGTAGCCGAATGCAACCACAAGGCCATTGTCGGCTGCCTGCGCCTCTTGCTCCTTGGTGATCTCGCTGTCATACTTGTTTCCGTCCAGCTGGGCGGCTAATTCTTTAGCTGTCATTTCTCCATTTCCTTTCTCAAGCTATCCTTGATGTAATAGTCAAGTCCGAGGGATTTACAAAGAACCTCGGCCCGTTCGCCGAATTCCTTCCAGTTGATGTCCGATGGCCAGTAATTCAGCTTCCCGATCTTCACGCGGTCGATGATGTCGTGACAGTTTTCAATGGCATCCAAAACCATATCGGCATCCACGACAGGCTCAAACGATACCCACGTTTTGATACCGAGCATTTTTGCCGAGTATATATCGGCCCATCTGTCGCTTGGCTCATACATTCCGTGAGCCGCCCCGTCATAAGTAATGCCGTACCAATCGTTTTCGTCCAACAGATCGAAGTCGCGGCTACCGTCTCCCTTTGTGAGAATCTGAACGTGGTTGCCGCTGTCCTTGATGATCTTTATGATCTCTCTCGTTATGGACGTATCGCACCCTGTCGGGTAGGGATCGCAAGTGAAGCACAGGTGGATCGTTTGACCGATGATATCCTCTCGGGAAAGCTGCAGTTTCAAAGCCTCCAAGATTCCGTCACGAGGTTCGACGCACGAGTGGAACGCTTCACGATCTCGACGTAGTACACTTGGTGCAAAACAGTAGAAACACCGGTGTGGGCATCCAGTATAAATGTTTATGGCATAATCGCCATATTCCTTTGCTTTGCCTTTCGGCTTATAGATAGGTTTCATATCAGTCCTCGTTTCTCCACCAACCTACACTGACCTCTCCGGTCCGTGTATTGGTAAGCACCTGTACGGTGCAGTTTTCAAAGATTTCTTCCTTGTCGTAAAAAGCCAAGTTCGTATCTACCCGTTGGACATTTCCGAACTTGCTCTCGCAAGAGGGGCAGACGTGCCGCCCCTCCGGTATTGAAGCACCGCAACACACGCAATTATTCATACGATGCCTCCGACCTCTCACGGATTCGGTCTTGGTGCGCATCGCAAAATTCAGAAGCCGGACAATGATCGCAATCTTCCGGCTCCCAATAATCCGGGTCGCAGGTAAAACCGCCGTCTTTCACAAGGGCAACACGGTCACTCGCCTTGAACCAGTCCATTTCCTTTTTCCCGGGAGTGTAGTACTTATCAAGAGCAGGTTTCCTATAAGCTTCAATGTCACAGAACGGAACATCCTCGCAGGCTTCTGTATGCGTTGCCAACGCCCGGGCTTTTCCTCTCGTTTCTGCAAATACTACGGTAGCGGAAAACTCGTATTTTTCCCTAACAAGCCAAGCTTTCATTGGTTGCTATCCTCACTTTCTGCCATTTGCCAGCATTCCTCAAACGGTTTGCTGTCCGCAAATTGGAGGTCTGTCGGCCAAACTGTCGCCATCGTACCGTCTGCATACTCAACGAGGGCGTGGGTGGCTCTGTACTGGAAGAACCGAGCGTTCTCGTTCGGCTCTTGGCCTCTGGGCAGCTGCGGTCTTGCGCTATTCACCCAGCGGTGAAATACGGCCTTTCGACCGTTGACCCAACAGGGCCTATATTCCGGGGTTTCGCTCACCGTAACTTGCTGTAAGGAGGTAATGGCATTAACCAATACCTGCATCAGCTCCGGTGCTTTAGGTTGTCTTTTTAACATGATCTTCCTCCACTATGACTTTGGGTAATGGTTCCGGTCCGAGCTGGATCGGCGTGGACATAAAGGGTTCTTTGGTAGACATCTCCCACCGGAGCTGACTCCAAATATCGCCGGCGATCAACACCGGTTCTGACTTCTTTTCGGGTGCGCCGTAGATAGGCCACGCCATATGGAAGATAGCCTTAAGCACGTGGTTGATATTGTCTCTGCGCTGGAGCGCCAAATCAAAGCCACGTCCGGTTGTGTCTTTCGCCTTGTCATACTCGGCAAATGCCAGATCCTCCGCAAGACCGCTTATGTTGGCTTGACCCATCCGGATACGAAAGAACTCTTCCAACGCTGCCAAGGTGGTTCGTGCCTGTGCCTCGGTCATTTCAATTATTACTTTCTTTGCCATATCAAGCCTCCCGCTTGGTTCTCTTGGGGTAGTGCCGCTTCCTGTATGTAACCTTGACGGTACAGGCGTCGCCCGGGGGACAAGGTCTCATACGGCCGGTCTTGAATATGTAGTTGCAGCAGATCATCCCGGCGCATTTTCCGTGATAGAAACATCTCGCACAGCTATTCATCCGGGTCGCTCCTGTTCTAAATATTCGGTAACACCATCTATGCATCTGGACGAATTATACGGATTGTCGCAATTTCCGTTATGAACACACAGATCGCAAATCATATTGTCATTCAAGAGCGTTGCCAGCTGAACATTATCGAGACTTCGGACATAGTCGCCGTTCGTTTGTATCGCCTTAGGCACTTGGCCACCCCGCTTTCTTCGCCTGCTTTGGGGTAAGCACCTTGCCGTCATCGTCCATATAGGCACGCACCTTGCCGTCGACGATCTCGAAGCCGATCTTCTCCATCTCGTCCAACAAGAACTTGATTCCCTCGTTCTTGTAACGCTCTGTCAGCTCCGTCACCCGGTCAGAGATCCGGAATTGGACCTCTTGACCGAACCCGAACTCGTCATTCATAGTAACGGCGCCTACGATCAGCGCCACTTGGATAGCTTGCAGGGAGTTGTCGTGAATATCCTGTTTCCGGTGGGACAGGCCCTCAACCTTATCGGTAAAGAACTCGCCGGAGATAGGCATACCCATCTGCTCCATACGGCGTTTGGCGTGAGCCATACCAACGTCAACATCTTGGTAGAACTCCCGCTCGTACTCCATATACCGATGAGAGTAACGAACAAGCCGCTTGTAGCCGACACCCTTGATCTCGTGCATTGCGATACTCAGGCAGAACAATGTGACCTGCGCGGCCTGCTCCCGGTTGAGGGCTACATCGTGCTTATGCTGAATTTTAATCCGCTGTGCATAAGGAATATCGCTGCGACCCATAACGCCGCCCTTATGCGACTTACTCCGCTTTTTCTTTGCTTTTGCCATAACCTTACCTGCTTTCGTCAAAGATATGGATGTTCAGTTCCTTGCCGAGCCAATCCAACCCTTTCCGGGTCAGCCAGTAGGTGCAGCCTTGTTTGCCGTTCCCTCTGTCGTGGATCTTCCCGTGCTCGGCATAGCCGGCACCACACAGAACTTCCCATTCATCGTTGTTGGCGTAGGTTGCGTAGTAATTCCGGTAGGGACGGTAAAACCGTTTGCCTTTGCGGACATAGGGGCGCTTGTGGTCAAGCCCAATAGCGTGCCGGGCTATTTTGATATATACGGATTCGCCCTTTTCCATCACCGCAGCCTCCCAACGCCGTTGGGCAGCATAGTGGAAATGTCGAGGTAGAAATCTTCCCAAATGGAGATCGTCGCCACAACTCGACCGTAGGGCTTCTCGTTGTACGAGATATTGAACTGCTCACACACCTTGTTTCCGCTGAACAAGGCAACAATGCGGATCACCAAGCCTTGGAACGAACACGCACCGGTCACCCAGGGCATCGCCATAATATCCATATCGGAAGCAAGACTACCGTGGAGGGCAACAGCCCACCCAGCATCCATAGCACACTGCCGAATGTCATCCCACATAGCTGCATAGAACGCAGCCCGGCCGTTGCAGGTAACGGCTTCTCTATTCTTCGCCATAACCGCCTCCATCCAGCGACAGGGATGCCGCCTTGCAGTAGGTGATGTAATCCTCGTACCGGACAAAGACCGTGTCGTACTTCTTCCACTTCTTGCAGAAGCCGATCTCCATTTTCACGGGAGCATCGAACTTGAAAACGGAGCTATTGTCATAATGCTCCTTGAACTCCTCGATGGTGTAAAGCTCTGCCTTTTCCGGGAACAGTGTGTACCCTCCAAAGGATCGCTTTTCGTCATCCTCTGTCCGGTGACCCCACAACACACAAGGCATACCGAACTTCCACCGATACTCGGTGTGCTTAATGCTGATCGCCAGCAAATTTCTTTTGGACATAGCATTGACTCCTTGTAATTTTGGTAGTGCGAGGCGAGAGTTGAACCGCCTTCTGTGCGTAAAGGAGAAAACCGCACGCTCCACCGGGACGCACTTTGCGAGGGCTATCCTTTGTTAGACATAGATCTTCGGAGGCGTGGGTATCTCCTGTCCACGATTGGGCCTCCAGAGGTGCAGACAATAGGGGTGGTTATTGACGTACTCACTTTTTTTGGGGTGGTACTGGACAGCAACTTCCTCCGGGTCAAAGAACATATCCTTGATGGCACACATTTCGTCCCACGTCGGCATCTTGTTCTTTCTGCTGATTCTGACGTGATCCCATCCGCCACCATCGGAAGCGATGACGAAAAAGGACTTTCCGTTGACGAACACCTTGAATACGCCGTTTCCTTTGCCGATCTCGCCGTGAGTGCTCATACCATAGACCCGGAGTTCCGTTCCTACATCCCGATACTGGTCGAGGGCGTGGAGATCTTTCATATCAGCCACCGAACCGCTTGCGGAAGAGTTCAGCCCTTTCCAGTAAGATGCGTGAGTCTCTGTTCAGCGCCATAGCGAGGCCATAGAAGCCGCTGGCAGCAGGTTCACACGCCATATTGGTTTTTTCACCGTCTCCGTATTGGAGCGCCATAACTTCGTCGATCAGAGCGACAACTCTGCACATCCGGTCACCGGCTGCATTCAGTAGAGCCTCAACGCTCTCACGGGGCGGCTCGACAGGCATATTCCCAAAGGAAGCAGCCATCTTTACTTCGTTTTCGTACATAATGAACCTCCAAAATGTAAAGTATAGGTTGAATATTTCGCGGCAAAGATGCAAGTTATAAGCAAGTTAGAAGCAAGTTACCGCTTTTTGATACCATCAATGCCAAACATAAGGGCCGAGATGCGCTCACAGGCGATGTCGATGTCCTTGTAGATCGTTCTCTCGACAACACCCTCTTGCTCGGCGAGCTCTCCTACGGTATGACGGGTATCGCTTATGTACAGGCCGTCGATGACACGCCACCGGCGTTCATCCTCTTCCGAGCCATACTGGAAGCAATACACTTGGTAGAGCTGGAGCATTGTATCAATGTGCCGTACAATGGTCGTAGTCCTCGACGCAGATCGCTTGATGCTCTCTACAAAGAGGTTGGAAGATCTGCCCGGCATCATCAAATCCTCCATTATTTGCATAGGATCTTCCTCGATGGCTTCTGCCTCGAACACGGCGTTGGCGGCGTGATCCTTGATAACACGGTAGTTGCGAAGCAATAATTTTGTGTTCCTCAAGCGCCGGTCTGACATTTCCCGGCTCTCACGCTGCCGTTCCTTTTCCAAGGTTTCCATCGCAGCCTTGGCGCCGGCTTCTGCAGCCAGCCGGATAATTTCTTCTTGGGTCATATTCACACCACCTTTATGCCGTGGACGAGGTTAACCCTCGTCCACATCTTCTTCGAGATCTTCCAGATCCGCTAAGTCATCGGGATCCAGTTCTTCGTCATCGTCATCGACATTGCATCCGGGAACAAAAACGATGTGGTTGCCGTTCTGCATTTCTTTCTCCTCGTCGGAGAATTCATAGCCGAGGGTAATAAGCACATCGTAGAGATCGTCCAACCTGTCGTTATCACAGTGCTGGTAATCATACTCTCCGCAATTCCAAATACGGTGCCAGTAACCGTTGCTGTGGTCATCCATACAGGCGACAGCCATACAGAACAAGGTCTTTTCGGGCTGTGCCTCAAGGCAGGAACGAATACCGTCAACCTCTGTAATGGGTTGACCTTGATCCAGTTCCTTGGCATCCAGCTTGATACCGAGGTAGTAGCCCAGGGCATCCCAATCGATCTCGGTGCTGTATCTGTCTGTCACGATCTGCATGACGTTCGCCACATAACCGAAAACCCTGTGAATGTTGCGCTTGCACTCGGCGTTGGTGAGCTTCTTGAGGAAGTCACACCGGAGATCGTAGTGCCGATCATTGATATCTTCGTACCGCAGGCGTTTCAGCTCGGCCTTACGCTGCCGTTCTTCGGCCTCTGCCTTTTTAACAGCTTCCGCATCCATATCCTTTTCCTTGTAGATGTCGATTTGGTTTCTGCTGATCTTGTAGAAATACTTCACGGTGTCGGCATCTTCGGGAACAACCACATCGGCACTCATATTCCAGTAACCATAGTTGCGGAGGTATTGCCGGTTTTGGTAGTTGGCGTTGGGATCTTCGGTGGCGAAAGTCTTGATCGCTTCCAGCCATTCAGCCATACGCTTGGCTATATTCTGATCTTTCAAGGCGCTTTGAAGCTCGTTCTTGAAGTTGGGCGTACCCATACTGGCAAGCACCTTGTTCCGGACCTCAAGATCGTCGATCTTCGCCAGCTCGTCAAAATCGCCGAGGGTAAGCTGCCGGGAGGAAACCTTTTTGAGCGTCTTATCATCCAGTTTGGCAATCTCCAAGCGCTTCCGAACTGTGGACTTGGAGAAACCGGACTTCTCGGAAATGACTTCCACGCTGTCGCCCATATCGAGCATCATTTGGAAGCCCTGCGCCTGCTCATAAACGGTCAAGTCCACACGCTGCATATTCTCGGTAAGCATCGTGGAGACCTGTTCCTTGTG